GAGATACTGGTGATATTATGAATAGGTCTATTAGGTAAGCTTAGCTTATTTGCATAGTAGTAGACGACTTCACATAACAAAGGAGGTAACAAGGTGAAGAGTGCTATCAAGCGGTATGATCTTACCATATCAGAATCAGAGATGATATCATCTCTGATACAGGGCGAATTTACTATTAATTTATCTATGCCTGTTGGTTCTATTCCTCTCTATGTCGAGGTATATAAGGGGATACCTCATTTATATGTCCTATCTGATATAGATAATAAGTCATCCTTCAGAATATTCAAGGTACTCTCAACAGGAGAGGTATTTCATGTTGAGGATGACTTCTTTTTTTCTACAAGCATCTCCTATATAGGATCATTCAAGCTACACGAGAAGGCTTCACCATACCATGTTGTTGAGATTGTTAGGGTTAATGAGATGACACCTATAAACGATGAGGACATTGTGTAATGGAGTGGTCTAGGTATAGCTTAGATATCTTCGATCATTACGTGAATAGCCCTAGTAACCTAATGGTACAAGCTGCTCCAGGTAGTGGGAAGACTACGAATATCCAGCACATGTGGTCACTATTACCAGATGTACCTACTGTTTACTTAGTATTTGGTAAGTCTAATCAGCTCTATGCTGAGTCGGTACTACCTCAGAAGGATGGTAGTAGTATCATGACGCTCAACTCACTAGGAGCTAGAGCGATATATAGCAATCATGGTAGGACTGCTTTAGATACAAAAAAGGTAGCAGATATTGTTAAGAGGACTATCGTTAAGTGTAATTTATATTATGTCAGTAAGAGTACGACTGAAAGGAATGATAATAGTTACGCCTTAGTAAGGGCAGTCAATACGGCAAAGATGTATAGCATAACTAATTTGTTAGCAGAGGATACCTTTAATGAGATGGTGTCTCTGTATGATTTAGACGTTTATGAAGGTATCTATGAGGATACCAGAGAGATACTACGGATAAGTGATGAGATGGTAAGTACTATTGACTTTAATGACCAAATACGTTTACCAGTTATACATGGTATGACTATGCCATTCTTCAAGCATGCCTTGAATGATGAGGTACAGGATTATTCACCTATACAGGCTTTGTTAGTCGCTTCTCTCAGCGCTGAGAAGTATGTATTTGTAGGTGATAACAGGCAGTCAATATATGGTTTTAGGGGAGCAATGAACGATTCTATGGAATACCTACGTCACAGGTTCAACTGTGATGTTTTACCTTTATCAATAAGCTACCGTTGTCCTGTATCGGTAGTGAATGAAGCAAAGAAGGTATATCCGTTAGATATAGAAGCTTGGGATAAGGCTACTAATGGTACTGTACAGGTTATCAGTGAGAGAGAGAGTATAGATCACTTGATGGAATTTCTCTCACAGTCTGATAAGGAGAATATAGATAAAGGTGAGAGATGGAAGGATACTCTTATCCTTTGTAGGGTGAATCGGCCACTTATCTCACTAGCCTTTGACTTGTTAAGGGAAATGATTCCTTGCTACGTAGTAGGTAGGGGGATAGAGCAAGGCTTATTAAGCCTGATTAAGAAAATGAAGGTGGTTACTGTTGGTGAGTTAATAAAGGCTCTCTCTATCTGGCTGGATAAAGAGAGAGCTATTGCTTTTGAAAAGGAAGATGAGGGTAGGCTAGCTAGGGCACAGGATAAGGTAGAGTCTGTCAGCTTATTCTGTGAAAGGTGTCATGAGGATGACCATGTAAGCATGGTTAGCTCAATGATTAAGGATATCTTCGATAATGGGAATGGGGTATGTCTCTCAACAGTGCATAAGGCAAAAGGAGCACAAGCGAAGTATGTTTTCCTTCTTGACTATGGCTTGTTCGGTAGTGCAATGAAGCGAGCTAAGAAAGCTTGGCAAAGGGAACAAGAAAAGAATGTGTTATACGTTGCTATCACAAGAGCACAGGAGGTATTGACGTATCTTTATTGATCCCTCTTAGGGTAGGAGTAGCTTACCAAGTAGTAGGCTCTCCTCCCCCTGAAAGGAGGGTAGGCTAGGCATCTGGTAAGCCTAAAAAGGAGGGTAACTCACTCTTGTCTCATATGACATATGGGGAAAGTAGGAGATGTTGAGGTAAAGGGTAGTGGTTGGTGTAGGTGGTTGAATTGTATGAGGTTATGAGTTTGTGGGAAGAGAAGTATTGATCTAATCCTCTCCATACCAATACCTCTTAACCTACACCTATTCATCCTATACCCTCTACTATCCCTAGTAGGTAAGCTCTGATATATGACCTATGTTCACACATGAGTGATGTATGCTCTCTGTGAGAGGAAGTAAGTAGCATAAGACTAAGTGGTATAGAAGATAGTCCTATCCTCCTGCTACCTATTAGAGATAACAAAGAAAGAGTAGTGAGGTAAGGCTACCTGTACTAGAAGAGAGATAATGAAGTGATGCTAGATGTACTAAGAAAGGAGAGAGTGGTATAGTAGCAAGTGTAGTAGTGTTAATAGAACACCACCTAATGAAAGTAGTTGTCCAGGGAACCCATCTAAATGACCTATAATCCCCCTTACACCCCCTAGTAAACACACAAATACGAAATAAACATCCTTAGAATAACAATCCTAGAATAAACATTCCTATACCAACGAATAACAAACTAAGGAAGAATAAAATCCTCTTAGTCCTAACAGGCATATCCTCTTTTCCTCTGCTTAAGCTATCTGGAAGGGTTACTAGAAAGGTTACTAGAAGGAAGGAATCTGAAAGGGAAAGGAGGAATGAGGGTACTCCTCCTAGTGTTCTATAAAACCCTCCTATCTAAATGAGCTACTTATCTACAGAGCTACTTGTAAGGAGTTACTTGTAAGGAGCTATCTCTATGGTGGAGGAAATCACACTGCTTCCTTTCCAACGAATCCTTAATCAGTGATTCTTCCCAAGTCTGCCATTGCATATTTTCTACTGAATCCTTCCCACCTGCACATAGTGGCGTAATATGATCTACCACATACCCATGACACTTCCCTACAAAGCTATTTGTCAAAGGACAAGCATAGAGTTTTCTAAAATGAGAAACAGTACTCTTCCTCCTCTTCTCCACTACTGGTACCTTACCTGGTACTGGTACTGATGCGGAAGTAGCTATTGGTACAAATGGTATAGGATCAACATATGGTGTCTCCTTATCTGGAACATCTGGAAGTGGTATCTGGTAAGGAACAAAGGCTTTCTTACTAGGATCAACTAAAGGATCATTCCCTATCGGTGGAACAAACGACATAACAGGGACAATAGTTGATATCACATTACTTGCTGGTGAAGTAGCTGTGGCAATAGCAGCAACAGCAGTTATCTTCCAACAATATGTACCTATCTTCAAAGGAGGAGAACTCCATTGCTTCGTAGGATGTATCACAGTAGCAACATTACTCCATACCTTCCCATTACTAAGAGGATCACTCTCCACCTGCTTACAACCCTTATTCATCCATACCACATACCAAGTAACATCAGGCTGTCCCTCCATCGGTATATATGCCCATTCCAATAAAACAACCTGTTTCTCTACCACAGCTTTCTTCATCTTCTTACCACTACCAGCATGACTTGATGAACTTGATAAAGATAAAGGAAGAGAAAAACCACTACCAACCATACCAAGCATTGTACTAAGCATTATGCTACCATAGGCAAACAATAGAATAAGCAACATAATAAAGTAATTAAACATTACCTAACTCCTCTTCTTTATTCCTATTACCGATAGGGATAGGGAAAGGAACATTACTTAATCCCCCTTCTAAGAATCGGTGGAGCTATAACAGGAGGATTCACAGTGATATTAAAAAGATTACTTAACCCTGGTAAAATAGCACTATTCCCTGGTGTACTCGCAACTAACCTATACCCTATACCTGGAGCAGTAATCTTCAAGGTAGTAAATGAAGAAGCACCACTAACAGCAGCAACATCTACTGTCCCTATAAGAGAACCTGGTAAAGCTGAAGCTGTGGATACAGTAACCTCTGCTGCACTTGCAAAAGGAAGAGAACCACCTGATGTTTCATTTAGAGAAGTCAACCTAATATACCTACCAGAGGTAGCAGTGAAACTAGCATTCTTCAATGTAGAACCAGCAGACCATGTACCACTAGCTACAGCAGAACCCCAGGTAGAACCATTAGAGGAAACATGAACCTGATATCCTCCTATATTCCCACCTGTACCACCATCTTGCCTTGGCAAATAACCTAATCCATTTATGTTATATAAACCACCAAGATCAAGTATAAGCACATGTGGATGATTTGTACCAGCAGCGGAGTAATCTGTATGCCAGAAGGTACCACTATTTAAATCAACAGCTAACCCACCTGGATGTGATATATCAAAACTATCTGTGCTAACGAACGAGAGAACAGGAGTTCCCTGAGTATCACTCAATGCTAAGTGAATAACATCAGTACTCGTTGTATCAAGTGAACCATTACTATTCCTTACCTCTACCTTAACCAGAGGTAAAAAAGTACTCTCTACAGTATCAGCAGGTTGTATGCTAAAAACAAGAGTCTTTGGAGATACCACAACTCCACTTTCAAATGCTCCTATATCTGGTGCAGAGCCATTAAATGGAAATGTTGGTATCGCTACACCTGCATTTATAGCAGGGCTTCCTACATCTAGATTATAATTCCCACCGGGAGCATTAACAAATAAAGGATCACCTACCACACTACAATTCGTCTTAAAGGAGTCACATAGAGTATTACTAATGCTATTAGCAGAGCTACCTGCTTCTTGATAAACCCCATCTGAGGCATTCTGATAACAGAGATTATTCTTCGCCTGTGAATTATTCGTATACCCTAAATTCACACATTGCTGATTCCCTTGCACCACTGTATTATTCACCACTAAATTATTATTAGAAGTCTGTCCAGAACATGAAGATGCTAGTTGTATCCCATTTCCTGAGTTCCTCCCTGCCTTTATAATAAGATTATTATAAATTTGATTATTTACCCCACAAAGGAGAATACCCGTTGCTCCTATCGTATCAAAGGTGTTATTCTTAACAATATTATTACTAGCTCCGTTTCCACCTCCTGCATATCCATGAACCCCATAGCCAGAGATGTTAGCAAACCTACTCCCATCTAGTGTATATCCTGAACCAGACATATAAATCCCATAGGAGTAGCAGCAATTACAGGTACTCCCTGGTGCCTGATTATAACCTATATCATGTATATCAAGGTTCTTAAAGATAACGTTAGTTACGTTACCCCCTCCAGATAAAGCATTAGTCACTGCACAACTATCCCAACCTACAAACGTCTTCAGTTCTATATTCTGGAAGAGTAAATTATCTGTACCAATATCTGGCCTAATGTCAATACCAACTACAGGAGCAAAAGCATTTACTCCATCAAATACAAAGCCATCAAACACTAACCATTGAGAGTTCTGATATTCCCAGAATTGAAGAAATCGAGCACCTCCACTAGGTCTTAACACCGCACCATGAAATACCTCTGACTTTACAGTGGTCTTTGCACCTGATGTTCCATTAGGAACTGACGCAGTGGTAATAACCTCAGTATAAACACCTGACTTGACTATTAAAGTATCACCTCCACTCATACACCCTATACCAGCTGCTATTGTTAACTTAGGTGTACCTGATGACTGAGCTGTTTGGCATGATACTCCATTACTCCCATTTGTAGCGACATAGTACGTTGTTGCTTCACTTACAGATACAGATGTAAAGAGCGAAGCTGAAGCTGAGAATATACATAGGATAAGTGAAAGGACACGTAGGTATTTATGAGCATGAACCATAAGGAACCCCTACTTCTTAACTGTTCTAAAGAGAGCTATGAAGCAACGTAGTATCTTCTTTGCTAGGAAATACTCTTCATCTACAACACCATGTAATCCACCTTTCAACGTAGCTAAATTCACAACAGCTATCCCATCTATCTGAGCATCTAAAGTAGCCTTTCTTGCATCAAGGGCAGCTTCTGCCGCTGCTAACGTCGTAATATTACATATATTACTATTAGCTAACTCATCTAGCAAAGCTTGTATCGGTGCATTAGCAGCAGCAATAGCAGCATCTACAGCATTCTTCTCTGTCTGAGTCATCTCAACAGCAAGTCCACCTACTACCTTCAGATACTTAAAAGGTGTAGCCACTAACAAAACTCTCTGTGACACTATAGATGCCTCAGCTACAGAAGTACAAGTACCATCACTTACAGTAGATGGGTCAACTGAGTAGATATACCTTACAAGGCGAGATGAATCACCACAAACAAAATCGTTAGCCATCACTACATCTGATGTAATAGCTAAGGCTATAAGGGTTAAAAGGAGAAACGTCACCTTGTTTCTCATGTTCATAACCATCATACATAAGCTCCTCTATACCTCTACTGATATACTGATAAGTTACTGATAGGATAAATACTCTGATGCCCTACATGTCATACCTGTCCCATTACCTCCATTACCTGCTGTAGCTGTTCTAAACGAACCAGAGCCATCTACAAACACTACACCATTTCCAGAGGTACCATCACTACATTGGTCGAATCTCCACTGTCCAGTTACAGCTCTGCTAAGAGAAGGATTTACTAACCTACTCTTACCAAGACTCTCTATTTCTCCTGGTGACAGAGCTACATTATAATACGTCACTGCTGTCAACTGTCCATTATATGCTACCGATGTACCTGAAGCAATATCAAAACACATCTTTAACACATTAGATGATATACTATCTCCTGCTGCAGTACTATTTACCAATACTCCATCTTTATAAAGGTAAAGAGTACCAGAGGAATGCACCCATGTGAGATGTATCCATGTATCATTAGTAAACGTAGTACCTACACTTGAAGTACTTCCAGGATAGCTAAAAGCCCATAATTGGTCTGTAGTAGCTGATGCTCTATAGAAGCCTGTACTCTCATTTTGATCGGCTATTATAACCCTGCCATAGTATATAGCACCAGCTCCATTATCTGCTCCTGCTGATCCTGTAGGCTTAATCCATGCTGAAAGTGTACCTGTGCTAGCAGTGATAAAGTCACTTAGGATAGCACTTGTACCGATGGTATCATCTACACCATCACAAAGGACACCAGCTCTTGTTACAGATACAGGTATGGATACCAATAGAAAGATGAGTAATAAGAAAGAGAGAAGACTAATTCTTCGTATATTCCAATGTCGCACCATATACCTCCATATCTCCTGTGGCTGTATCTGCTGAGTCTGCTGGTGCTCTACATAACTTAACCTTAGCTAAGTCATTAGCTGCCATTGAATCAGTATTCACTATCGAGCAAACAATAACATCAAGAAAACCAACCGTTCCAGGTACAGCAGCATCATCACAATTATTCACTGTGGCATAACTCTCCGTATTCACATCTATTGCATCCCCTGGTGTTGTAGCCATGATAGACACATCTATTGATACTCCTCCACTGGTAGCAGAAAGCATGCTATACGGTACTCTTAACTGCGGAGCTGTACCATAATCAGGAGGTACAATAAACTGCCACCATAAACACTCTTGTGTAGCAGCATCAAATAATAACCTTGTATGATTCTCACTATTATCAATTACGCCAGGATTAGAAGTAGGTAACTTAGCTGAAGCTGCTGTGAAAGAAACCCATCCCTTCTGTATAGTCGAAACAACCACCTCAGAAGATAATGTAGCATCAGCTGTTGTAACAACATAAGTAGCAGTTACAGGTGCTCCAGTACCACCAACAAGTAAGCTCTCTACCTTCCAACTATTACCTGTCATACCTGTTGCTGTGAATCCTTCATCCTTATTACTCACAGTTATAGGTACATTTGCTACACCATTAAGGTTATCAGTAGCATTACCTGCTGCTATGCTAACAGTACCAGCTCCACTATCTGCTTTGTAGCATTCATACCTCTGTCCTATTGTACTAGAAGAAGCTACTGGAAGTGTACAGGTATAATTAGAAGCACCTGTTGTTATGTTAACTATATTATGTACTAGCAACGATACGTTAGTAGAAGCAGCAGTTACCTTCTCTCTCTTAGCTAAGATCGAAGTAGCATCTACCAACACACCAGTAGAACCAGCTATCACTGTTCCTGCAGCATTATAGAAAGGTACCTCATTTATATTCCCTGATGTTACAGTACCAACACCAGTACTACTACTACATCCAGTCCCAGCATCACTCAAGTCAGCACAAGTTGGTCTTACAACTGTGAATGGTGCTCCAAGACTAGCCTGCTTTATGAACCTTGATGTACCTCCTGTAGTAGAGAAATCTGTTACACCTGAAGGAAAGGTAATAACAGAAGCTCCTCCTGTAGAAGGTGCATATAAATCAAGTGTACCAGATGTAGTACCTCGTAACCGAAAATTACCTGAGAGGAAGGAATGTAAACCAGTCCATACAGGAGCTATGGCAGGATCAATAGCATGTGCAGCATCACTTCTTAAACACGTAGTAGCTACACCATTAACTACAGTCATACCGATTAAGGATGAAGGATTAGCAAAGGTACATCCTCCTCCTACACCACTACCTGATGTTCTAATCTGATGATTAGGCTTATCCCATATATCATTCCATATCGTGGTCTCTTGTTCAAATGCTCCTTGTGCTCCTACACCTGGAGTATTCATTAACTGATGATTAACTCTATCCCATACATCATTAAGTATAGTCCGATACGATGCTTGTGTACTCTGAGCACTTGTATCACTTGTAGTGGGAATATCACTTGTCGTAGAAAGATGTTGTGTTATACCAATGAAGCAGATACTGATTAATAAAGTAAGCAAGACATATTTATTCCTTATCCCTCTACGTAGTAATGGCTTCAACATTTAATAATCCTTCCTTCCTATCAAACATATCCGTGTTATCATATACAACACAACGTCGATAATATCAAAGCACTTATGCATTACCTTTTCAAAAGGAGATAATACCCTCTGCTCATCTGTATGACTCACAGCTTACTCCTCAGTATCTACTCCATTAGCTACTCTAGTACCTACCTTTACCTCTACACTCCCTTCCATCATAGCCTTATCTACCATATCCTGATTCAACTGATGGAGTTTATTCCTAGCTTCATCAAGAAGTGAGATGATACTAGCTAAAGCATCACTAGATAAGATACTCTTACTTATCTCAAAGGCTTGTTCCAATGTAGTAATCATCATAACGATACCATTAAGACTCAGAAGTAGTGGTGAAGGAGCTTCTACTTTTTCTTCCTCCTTTTCTTCTGGTATCTCTTCTACTGGTGTAGTAGAATCATACTTCTCTTCAGCATTTACTTCAGGAGAATCATTCTTTCCTTCAGCTTCTTCAGTAGACCCTCCAGAAAGCATATCACGAATAATCCTACGTCTCTCTGCCATTCTTTACTCCTTTTCCTTATACCTTTATATCCATATAAATTACTTTACCACCTTCATGCACACTCACATACACCACGCATCTCTACTCTTACACCACACACCACACACTTCACCTTACAACAACTCACTACACTTTCACACTTTGTACACAACACACACTTACATGTATCTTTATTACCTTCATTAATCTCACCTAGATCATCTTTAACCATACCACTATTACCCTTACCTGGTAGAGGAAATATCTGATATAAACCTACCATTCTTCCTTCTAAGGCTAGTACCTTTCTTTTCTTTAGGGTCACTACTCACACAACTATTCACATCATCTTTCTCTACAAAACTACCATTATTCACACTAATCTTAACTAGATCACCTTCCTTCACACCAGCTACACTACTTACATCAATACTTAGCTTATCCACCTTATCTGGTAAAGGAAGAACATCAGGAATAAACTCAAGAGCAAAAGCATATCCACTACTCGTACTATGCAAGTCAACAATCCTTACCTTCTGCTTTAGCAACACCTCATTAAAATGAACCTCCATCACCTCTGCTATCTTATCACTACTTAATGTAATAAGAATATCCGCTTCACCTTCCACATTTCCCCTTTCTTATCTGTTATATCTGTTATATCTGTTATATCTACTCTTCTTCAGATGTCATACAAAAAATCTCTTTGCTATGTTTTTTGTACGCCAGACGCTTGATGCAGCAGCACTGACACTACTTCCTGTTTTTCGCTTTATCTGCTCAAAACTATAGCCTAAAACCCATAGATCGTACAGATAAAGTTCTTTTTCTTGCACAGTGTTTGATAAGTGCCAATAAAGTTCCTTGATAAGACAGCGTAAATACCCTCTATGTGCAAGTTGTGGGTGAAGTGGTTGAGGTATTTTGTTCCCAAGTTTCTTTTCTTCCCGAAGAACTTTTTGCATTGTATGCTGCATGTATTGACGAATATGCAGTAACTTATCAGCGTTTTTTGTGACATCAAACGTATCAAGTCCTTCAGCGATCCCTAGATTTCCTGCGCTGATATATTCTTCAAGTGGTATGCGGTAGGCATGTCTCCAACACCAGTATTTTGCCATATCTTTTCGCTGCTCAAGAAGATACTGTAGTTCATCCTCTGTAAGAGGAGTAGTCACTTCATGCTGTTCTAGAGGAGATACCATCATATCTTCTTCACCTTCCATCTTTACCCTTTCTCACATCATACCTAGAATTATTCATCATGCTTAAACAGAGACCAATAACACCAGTAGCTAACATGAGTCTAGCTATCATATTGGTATAAGATTCCTCATGTCGTGGTATAAATCCCTGACCAAATGATATATCAAAGGTTATTAATCCTAATGTAAATGAAAGACAAGAGAAAAGTATGAATAACTTATCCTTCCAGTCATCCTTAAAGCACCAGAGGATAATAAGACTACAAGTAAAGCCTAGTATCGTCCATATGTTGCATATATATACCATAACTGATACCATCATTTCACCAATGGCGTAGTAGAAAATAACGCTAGTATCTTTGGTAACACAAAGGGAGCTACTATAGCTATAACAGTTAAACCACCCATTATCTTCTTCACAAGAGACGATATATCATCAAATTTCCTTTCGATAGCATCTAAATGAGTCTTAGACTCAATTTTAGACTCTTTTATATTTAACGAAGTCTCTATCCTCATATCCTTCAAGTTATTCTGTATACTCGTAACTGTAGCATCTATACCTGTTATTCTGGTGTTAATTACACCTCTCCATTCAGCGAACTTCTCTATATCTATGGAAGGTAATAGATGTTTATTATCTGGTGATTCATTTGTGTATATAATTTTTTTTCCCCATTCAGTTCCATATAGTATCTCTTTATCCATTCTATTCCTCATCTAATAAGTAAGATGATGAGTAAGCTAATAGGGTTATAACCCACATTCCCCACTTCTACAGTTAAAGCCTTCTTCAAGAGAAGCATTCCCTTTACCAAGCATAGATAAAGCCTCTGGTAAATCAACTGGTACTACTGGCTGATTATCTCTAGCTCCATCAGGGTAGAAAGTGATACCCCTAAGATATGGTAGGTACTTAATCAACACAGGAGCTATCTTATCCTCTATCCCCTCCTCATACGTAGGTAAATTAACTGTGGATGAAATAGCATTATCAACATACCTCTGCATAAATGCTTGAAACTTTATCCTTCTCTCTATCCCCTCAATACTCTGGGATAAGGTATAAGCTGTATCAATATCTCTTACATCATACCCCTCATCTATCCACTTCTGTACAATAGGCTCAACGACATACTCTGTAACATACCCTTCACCATGCTCTTGTGTCTTTAATGTATTATACGTCCTCTTATATGCTGTATGAAATACAGGTTCAATACCTGGAGTAGTTCTACCTCCTGCTATAGAAATAGTACCTGTTGGTGCAATAGCCCTTTTCGCTACAGGTTCATTCATTGATAGATAGCTAGACCATTGCTTAGCTGAACCTTCACTACCTCTTACATAAGCCTGTAACCATAATGGTAACTCACCTTCACAATAACCATAAGGTAATCCCCTCTGAATAAACCATTCAGCTAATCCCATAATACCTAGACCAAGCCTTCTATACTTATTCTTTACATCTCTAACTAATGGTAGTGGTACATCTGTGTATATTGTATTACATAATAAGAATATCACTCCTAACTCAGATATAAAATCCATCTCATCTGGACTATCAATATTAGCTATATTAACTGAACCTAAACAGCATGAGTCACCAGATGTATCACTAATAATCTCTGTACAAGCATTCCTTAATACCTGTCTATCATCATCAAACTGAAATCCAGGTTCACCATATTGACATGCGCTCTTTAATGTATTATAAAAAGAATCATTTGCTTTTGTATAAGTAGTACGTTCTGTAGAGGAATGGAAAGAGTATAACCAGTTCTGGTCAAATCGAGTAGATATATTTGTATGACTTAGCGAGACCTTATCCTGCTTCATCTTTATAAAGGATAATATATCAGGATGATCCCATGGTAAAGAAGCATATCCTGCTCCTCTCCTTTCACCACCTTGTCTAGCGGCTTCAGCAACAGCATTCTGTAGCTTAATCAAAGCTAATGGTCCTGATGCAATCCCTCCACTTCTACCTAGAGGAGAACCATAGTGTCTTATATTACTATAATCAACACCTATACCACCACCAGACATAAACATTAAAGTACACTTATGTATAAGATCAGCCCAACCTTCCCTTGTATCTTCAGCCCTTAAGCAGTAACAATTATCTGTTTGGTGATAAGGTCTACCTGCTTGACTAAGTATCCTTCCACCTGGTATGAATTTTCTTGTTAATATAGCCTCATAGATAGCATCATATATATCTCCTGGTAGAGACTTACCTGTTCTATACTCTGAACATCCAAGGACATTCTTACATACCCTCTCAGTGATATCCCTCCATGACTCAATTCTATCCTTATATACATGAGCATATCTTAGAGTGAGAATCCTCTCAGCGTAGTTATTAAAGGAAGGGGAGTGTATATTTTCGGATAGAACTAGTGTCATTGAAACTACCTATCTCTTTCTGGTTTCTACTTATAATGAAGGGAAGGACAGAATCATAATGAAGGTGGTTTAAAGTAAACTAACCACTCCTGAAACAGTCTAGGAGCCTTTTTAAAGTAGATATTTTCTAGGAGCCATTGGTATACCATGGAACCTCTAAAATCAGTCCTGCCATCCGGTGAGAGGGACGCTTGGAGCATTCCCTTTTGTAGCTCCTGGGGGAAGAGAGTTTCCAGAGTATCCTCTATCCAATTCTCTGTTAAAACATCTCTAGACTTCCTCCCCTTTAAGGGCAAATTGTACCAATAAGCATAACCACCTGGGCTATGAGTAATATCATAAATAATATTACTGATGGCAGCATCAGCTTTTTTGTATAACTCGCATCGTTTATCCATATGGGGATTCTACCTTTTAAGATGTATAGGAGTCAATATAAATTTTCTCCTATCCTTTAATATACGCCATCGAGAAAAGAAAAACGGCGTAGCCTGCTATCCTCCTTTCACTATCAAAAGGTATAGAGACTCATACGGTTAGTTCACTATTTCTATATAACCGGCTTACTACCCATCATGTCTAGGAATGATCTATTGAGAGGGATAAGGAGAATTAATAGATAACCTTCTTCGCAACATGAAATGATAGGACTAATAGGAAAAAGTAGGTCTATCTGTACAGAAAAGTTTACACTTTGCACTTCATTTAGGTCTAAAGACTGATACAGATAGTTAAGTTTGAGAAGAATCGCTAATACCTGGAGTTGTCTACCTTATCAGAAAGGGAGCTATCTGTACTGGTATAAAGAGAAAACTAACCATTCTCATTATTGACCATGATTGATTTATAAGAATTTACCTGAACAGGATGAAAAGTTAGCATGTATATGTGAATGTTCCCCCGATTGTAAGCATTACATTTCTTCATAACAGGAGGTAAAGGAAACTGAAAACGGCTTGTTTCCTCATGAAAATGAAAATATAGGGTAGTGGAAAACCCCCTTGACAGATTTTCGTTATAGTAATACACTCTGTGAACCCCGGAGGGGGAGACCGAGAGCTGTGAAGCCTGTGTAGGCAGGATATGGGGGAAGGGATCATCCTATGATGTATGGTTAAGGGGAGGATAGCTATTTGGTATTGTTGGTGGTATAATTTATTGTAGTAGGGGATGGGTATGTGTAGGTGAGAATGAAAGAAGGGAAAGGGTAGGGAATGTATGAAATAGGAGATGAGAGAGTTGTTAGATTAACAAGTATGATTGATAAAGGATTAACTAAGGAGCAGTTAATAGAACTAGAAAAGGTACCTGTAGATAAGATTACAGTAGAACATGTAAGGATGATTCTTGATGCTATAAGGTTAAAGACTTCTACTAGGAAGTGTTTTTATTGTAGCATGATGAATGATGGAGGAGAAGGTAGGCATGTCTTTGTCTTGTGAGCATAAGTCTCTCTACCATGTGGTAACAGCTCAGAATGAAATGATATGCTTAATCTGTGAATGTTCTAAGCGTATTACTGATAGTAAAAGAGAAGGGGATACATCACCTGTTAACTATACTGAGGAAGAAGAAGGATATATACGGAATAAGATGGAAGAGAAGCTGTTAAAATTACTAGAACCATTTAAGAAGCTTTTCTCAATATCATTATCATGATTACCAAGATGACAATAAGGAAGAACCACATGGGTACAGGTACTATAACCTTCCTACAAGACTTCTATGACTACATGAGACCAGATAAGAAAGCTGTTTTACAAGAGTGGATTAATAAAGGTAAGGTTACTAACATAAAGAGAAATGTCCCATTAGGTACAGGTGGATTTAAGCAAGTTGAGTTAAGGATAACTCACCCTGATTTTCCAGATAAGTATAAAGATGGCACATTCAGGCTTAACTTTGCTATGGTATACAACGGATGGAATAAGAACGTTATCCTTGATAACATCTCTGTCTGTATTGATAAGAAATGGATAGTAGTAAAGGAGTATGCCTCAAAGCATGAGAAGCACGAAGAAGAGTAATGAATATAACATAATAGACTTCTTTCCTAACTGTGTACTTCCTTCATGCGAGAGAGCTAAGGATGGATTACATCAGCATATCTATCCTCATCAACAAGCTATCCTTGACAGTACAAGTAAATACCTATACTGTCAAGGTGGTGTTGGATCAGGGAAAAGTGTACCGTTCGCTATCAAAACTGTCTATCTATCTCTTACAGTACCAGAAAACGTTGGTGTTGTATCGAGAAAAGACTTTAAGATTTTATTCAAGTCTTCTTGGTTAGATATTAAGAACTGTATCAAGCGTTTAGTACAGAAGAATATCATAGAGCCACCTAGATATAGTGATAAGCATCAAGGTGATTATACAACAATTGAATTTAAGGAAAACGGCTCTATACTGTACGCTATGCAAGGGAAAGCATGGATTGAAGCTCTAGGCCCATCTTATGGTCTCTTCTGGATAGATGATGCACAGGAGTCATCAGAGGAAGTCTTTGTAGGGAATGAAGTATCTGCTGGTCTTATCTCTCGCCTTCGCCTACCTCATGTTCACTTTGATAAGAAGACATATAAGAAAGATACTAGGGAACATGGTTCTCTTCATGGTATGATCTCTACTAACCCACCTCCTTATGGTCACTACCTTCATAAGCTATTTGGTAAAGAATCTGGCTTCTATAAACTTGGTGATGACTTTGTTGAACATATGCAGGTTAATACGAATGAAAATCCTGCTGTTGGTGATGATTATATTAAAGGTATCACTGCTATTCAGTTAAAGATGGGTCGTTCTAGTAATGTTATTAGGAGAGTGATCGGTGGAGAAAGCATAGCTGCCTATGGTGGTCTTAGGGTCTACCCTGAGTTCGTCCATGCTAAGCATGTTGATTACGTTACATATAAACCAGAGGTACCTATTGTACGTAGCTGGGATTTTGGCTTTCTCCATCCTGGCGTCTTATTTAGCCACCTTTATAAATGTCCTCTCTCATTTAACCACTATGTCTCCTTATCAGAGATAGCTGATGAGTCTTCACTAAATGTATGGGATTTATATAAAGTAGTAAAGGACATGACTGATAGACTCTATAAAGATTGCTGTCTTATCCTAGACGCTGGTGATAGAGCTGGTGCTAGAGCATCTTCGAGTAATAGAGATAACAGAAGTGATATGAGAATCCTCTCTAATGACTATAACTTATCCTTCAAGTGGAGACACTTAGACTTAGCTAAGTCTCTTGAATACATGAGATCACTACTAAAGACAAAGTGTAAGTGTGGTCTTGAGATGATAGTTATATCTAACAACTGTCCTGTCCTTATCGGAGCACTAGAAGGAGGGTATAAGTATGGTAAGCAGAGAGATGGAAAGATAAGTGAGAAGCCTGTAGAAGATAGATACTTTGCAGATATAGCTTGTGCATGGCGTTATGGTGCTGAGTGCTATGTGAAGTGGGGTATCCCTTTCTCATATCATAATGAGATATCTTCTGAAAGTAGGTTATATCATAGTAGGAATCGTAAGGAATCATGGTCGTGGATGGAAGCATCCCCATCTGACATAGCAAAGCTAGTTACGTCATAGCTCCATTGAAGAAAGAGATAAAAGATGCCTGCTGTACAAAATGAGGACATGAAGAATGAGTTAGGTAAACTCCTTGCTGAGCAGTGTATTGGTATAAGAGATAGGAGAAGAGTAGTAGAAGAGAAATGGCTTAGAGTTAGACGAATGTGGATGAATAATGATGTAGAAGCCCGCTTCATGAGTAGTGATACTGGATCAGGTAGATATTCTATTCCTGCTGGTCGTAGGTCTACTGAAAGGACTGTTGTTCGTGGTGTGAAGTTACTAACCCCACAAGTAAAGTGGTTTGACTGTCAGCCAGTATCTTCTCTTGGTGAAAAGAATGCTGGTAACACTGACAAATACATGTGGTATATCTTACGGAAGAAGATAAAGTCAAGGAGTAATATTAACCAACTCATACGATCTATCTTTATCTATGGTCTATGTCATCAGAAGACTTCTATCATGGTAAGGAATGGCCTTGTATGGCCTACACAGAGAGCTGTTGACCCATTTGCTTATTATACCTACCCTGAAACATCCTCTATCTCTGATGAAGCAGAGTTATCTTTTGAAGATATACTTATGTCTTATGAACGATACCGTACCTTTGTGAAGAAAGGTATAGTAGATGAAGTAAAAAGGGATGATATAACAACACCGAACTGGCCTTATCACTTAGTAGAGAGATTAGCTTACCAAGGGATTACTAGCCCTGGACAGAATATAGATATAGCTATAGAGAAAGTAGGAGAGCAGCTTAATCGTATTAGTAACTCCTCCATGTCCTTATCAGAAGTATGGACATCAAGGGAGGATAAGCTATATCAAGCATATATCCTCTGGAACCATCGTGAAGGGCCTAAGTGTGTAGGATTTATTGAAAGCCAGTACGATGAACCTTTAATCAGAACTGCTATACATAGAGGACTTCCTGGTGAGACGTATACCAATAGCATGGCTGATGATATCGTAGAACTTGATGCTCTCCAAAATGACCAGTTGAATAAATTCCAGGAAGCAGTAGACTTTGAACAAGGTTTCTCCATTGTAGATGCCCAAGCTCGACATGACTCATGGAAGATGAAGGGTAGAGCCATCTGGCTTGCTAATGGAAATGCGAAGGATTTAGTAACCTTCATTCAACCCCCTGTGACATCGACAAACCAGTTAAGAGCTTGGCAGATATATCAAGCAATGATTAATTCCTTTGCTGGAGCTGGTACGATAGCAGAAGGTCAACCTGGTCGTAACATGCCTAGAGCTGGCTTTGCTATGCAGTCCTTATTAGAGATGGGTATGGCTGACGTACAGGATGTAGCAGAGCTAGTGGAACAAGAGGTACTAACACCTGGTCTCTCTGACATCTACAAGGTATCAAGTCAATTTATACCACCAAATCAGTTAATGCGGGTACCAGGAGGTGAAGGAATTGCTTCCTCTGGACAGAAATTAAGATCGGTTCTGAGAAGGCAGGATATCTTAGGTGACTACGAATTTGACTGGATAGGCTCATTACAGAGTCAAGATAATCAGGCAAGAGCACAGCAATCCTTGATCTTCCTCAACATGATGCCTACGCTTGCTCCCCTTCTGCAGCAGCAAGGATACGCCCCTAACATCGTAGAACTCATGCGGTCTATCTGGAGAGATGCATTAGGAGAAAGAGGACTAAGTGATATTATAGTGAAAATTACTGATTTAGAGCGTACAATTACGGAAGATATGCAAGGTGATGGTGAAGGTGATGACGATGTAAAAGGTGAACCTGGTCTATCTGGCTTAGGTTATAACCTACCAAGTCCTACTAATGGCTTTGTTCAACAGAAGTAGTCGTAAAGATAACTGTTCTTCTAAGACATCTGTAAGGGGATGAATATGCCTGTTGATTCTAACCTCGTTATCAAGGGTGGGTCTGGTGCTGGTGTTACTATCCTAACCCTTGATGATAAGGGTATAAAGGATGAGATAAGCGGTGGTTTCTTTTCCTCTCACTATCGCTTTACGGTACCTGCTCTAGCAGCATCAGTAGATGGCTTTATCTGGACGTGTGAAGGTGGTACATGGCAATTAACAAGTGTAGCTGAAGCTCATACTGTAGTAGGTGGGGCTAGCTGTGCTGCTCAAGTAGTTGTATGTCCTGGCTCTGGAACTATCGCTTCTGGTGTAGCACAGTTATCATCCGCTTTAGACTTTACTGTAACTGCTCCTGCTAAATCTTTTGGAATACTAATAGCTTCTCCTACACAGATATTCAGGGGTGATTCTCTTGCTCTTGACTACTCTGGAACCATGACAGGACTTGTAGGAGCTATCTCGTTTACACTTAGGAGAATTGGGTAAATGGCTGAAGAACAGAGTGACTTTGAGAAAGCACAGAACTTTATCAAGGAACAAGTAGACAGTCGATTTGACCAGAAGTATATTGAACAGCAACAGAGGCAACAACAGAGGGATGTTAATCCACAAGAAGTAGCTCGTAGACAGATGGGTGATACTGTACGTTCCTTTGTAGGACAAGATATTGATGAAGCTAAATTCATAGCTGCTGATGCTCGTGATTATACACGCTTTTATAAGAGCAATCCTTTAGCAGGTGAATATGAAGCAGAGGTAGAGGATACCTTTACTAAGTTGAAAGATGCAGGGAGAGCTACTACTCGTGAGGACATCCTTCGTTACATCGTAGGTAAGCAAGCTGTAGATGAACCTGATAAGTTTACTGAACGTCAGACAGCTAGAAGTAAAGCTGCTCTTGATAAGGCTAGTTCTGCTGTTGACTTTGGTAGTGGTAGCTTGGAAAAGGCAAGGAATGATCCTAAGTGGACAAACTTTAGTGAGTTATCACTAGAGGAGATGGAGAAAGCTCTTGATGGTGTTACGTTCTAGTTGCTGATTCATTCTGAGCAATAGTAGATAAATGAACTAAAAGGAAACTGTCTACTAACTGTAAGTACAATGTGGTGGTTTCTCTTTGTATACTAATACCAACTAATGTATACTAATGTTAATCAAGAGTGAAACCACTAACTAATAATGAAGAGGAAACAAGATGGCTGCTGATGCATATACTACCTTTGCAGCGATGGCAAATGATGCTCCTAATGTATGGATTGCTGCTAAGACTATTGAGCTAACTACAAGGATGCTGGTCCTCCAGAAAGGAGCAGATCAGTACAAGCTAGAGCAGAAGAATGGTAAGACTATTAGGGTTATCCGAGTAGAGCGTTTAGCATTACCATATGCTACCTTGATAGAAGGTGTCTCTCCTCCATCTAATAGCTTAGTGATGACCAACGTAGATGTTACCGTTGAACAATGGGGTATTATCGTAGCATTAACAGATATGCTTCAGTTTACAGTCAGGCATAACATGCTTAATGCTGCTATCGAACGTGTCTCTATGGCTATTAAAGAGACAATGGAAAGGGAAGATGCTCTTGTTCTTATGTCTGCTACTAATGTGACCTACCCTGGTGTAGTAACAACACGAGGAGGTTTAGCTGCTACTGATGTTTTCAATACCGCTCTTGCTATCTCTGTCAATGCAAAGCTAGAGATGAGAGGAGCACCTAAGTATAGCAATGATGGTCTATACCTTGGTTTCTTTCAACCACCACATAAAGCTGCTGTGTTAGGTAGTGACCAGACCTTTCAGCAAGCATCTAACTTCAGTAAAGAACGACGTTTAGAGTATGGTTACATCGGCCCTTGGATGGGTATTGACTGGGTGCTAGGTAACTTTCTCCCTATGTATGTTGGTGTAACTGCTGCTGATACTGCTGCTGCAACTGCTACTAAAGCGCAGTATACTGTTGGTAGTAGTGGTACCCTTACTAGTGCTAACTATCAGTTGAAGGTAGTAGCTCGTGAGGTAACTACCGACTACGAACGTCGTTTATCTGTTCAAACAGGTAACATTGCCATTGGCGCTTTAGGTTCCCTAGCTGTTAAGATGCCTACATCTGTTAACTACACCTATGATGTCTATCTAACACAAGCAGCAGGAACAGTAGCATACCTTGTTGCAAGTAGGCAAGCTGCTAGCTCCACTTATACAATAACCACACCTCCTGCTGGTACTGAAGCTATTGCTCCTGCTTCACCTGCATTAGGCATCAATGTCTACCCTGGCTTTGTATGTGGTAAAGGTGCTTATGGTACAGTTGAGTTAAATGGTATGTCTCTACAAACCTTCACTACTCCTGATGTTTCATCTGATACTGATGTTTTACGGCAGAGAAGGAAGGTAGGAGCTAAGGTAACTCGTAAGACTTTTATCGAAGAACAAGCATTCATTGAACGCTTTGAAACATCTAGCTCATTTGCAGCTACTATTCCAGCATAGTAGTTATCTACTGAATAAGAAAGGTAAGGAATCC